ACGAGAACTAATTGAGATGTATAGCGACATAGAGCAAGAGCTTTTGGCTATGATTGTGCGAGAATTAAAAAAAGGCACTCCGCCTAATGAAGTATTCGCAAAAACACAAACTATTATTAGCCAGTATGATGAGCGCACGCAAAAGGTGCTGGCTGTTATAATGGCAGATGTAAAGAAGAAAGCAGTTAAAGAGGGAAAGCGTGATTTTGAGAGCCACGAAAAAGACACGGATAACGAGGCTGTAACAAACAAAGAGGCTAACAACTTAATTGCACCCTTTATGATTGCTGGGGCTGGCTTGCTAGGAGCATTAAATAGGCGAATAACAACTAATGTTGTGAATGAATACACAGGCGACTATATAGCAACAAACAAGGGGCAGAATGAACGCTTTTTAAATAGGGTTTATAGCAAACTTGCAGGGCAAGGCATAACAATTAGAGAGGGGCTTGTTGGTGGCAATACGCATAACTATTCTTTGGAGAATGAAATTCGCAGAGAAGTCATGTTTGAAGTGAACCAAGCAAATGCAAAAATCAACATGGAAAACTTTAATCAATCAAGTGCTGAGTTTATAGAAACAAGTTCGCACCCAACAGCGAGAACATGGAATAAATACATGAAGCACCCATACGAAGACCATTCTAGTTGGCAAGGCAAAGTGTTTTATTCAAGGAACGGACAGCCTATTGCTGGTTATGAAGAATTTGAAAGCACATGCGGTTATGGTGAGATGTTAGGCATTTGTGGTATTAATTGCTATCACCAGTTTAAAATGAATTACACAGGAGATAGTGCATACGAACAATACGACAAAGCAGAAGTTAAAAAGCAATATGAATTGAGCCAAGAGCAACGCAAAATGGAGCGGAGTATTCGCAAAATGAAAAATGCAAGGGCTGTTTGGCAAGAAGCAGGCGACAAAGCAAAAGCGCAAAAGTTTAGCATAGGCATAAGAAATGCTACTAACAAGCTGAAAGATTTTTGTGAAAAAAATAAATTAAAATATTTCAATTGGCGCACACAGATTTAGGGTTATTTTAGTTGCTAAAAAAAAATAAAAGTGATACACTTAAATTTGACAGGTGTAAGTCGTTTAAAAGCGCACGCTTCTAGTGAGTGGTGGAAGACGCTCGTTTAAATCTACAATAAGGAGTTTACAATGGAAGAACTAAAAGCATTATTTGGGGATAGTGCCTTGACTTATGAGCAATTTGAAGAGGCATTAGAGAAAGCCAAAGATACAGTTAAGTTAGCAAACTTGATAGAGGGCAAATACATAGATAGAGATATTTATGAAAAGCAAGAAGCTAAATTACAAGAATACAAAACCAAAGCAGACGCATTTGACGAAAACGAGAAAGAATACAATTCGCTAAAAGAGCAGTATGATAGTATGAATGCAAGCTATAATGACTTATTAGCAAAGCAAGACTTAGCAGAAAAGATGAACATTATAGCAGATGCAAATGTGGATAAAAAGTTTGCTGATTATGTGTATACAAAGGTGAACCCAAATGTAACTGAGGAGAAAAACTTCCAAACAGCATTGGGTGAGTTTTTAAAAGATAACTCGCAATATCTAAATGCAAGCAAGGGAACATTTGTTGACTTGCAAAATGGTAGCACTGCACCACAAAGCAGTAGCGAAACAATAAACAAATGGTTAAGAGGTGAACAGTAATGGCATACAATAATGTGATTACAAGAAACAAAGCTGATGCACTTATTCCAACACAAACAATTATTAATGAGATAATTCAAGGTGTTATTAATCAATCAAGTGCATTAAGTGCTTTAACAAAGTTGCCTAACATGACTTCTAAGCAAGCAAGAATGCCAGTTCTTGGTATGCTCCCAGAGGGTTTTTGGGTAAATGGCGACACAGGTTTAAAACAAACAACAGAACTTATGTGGAGAAATAAGTTTATAACTGCGGAAGAGTTGGCAGTAATTGTGCCTATCCCAGAGGCAGTGCTTGCTGACAGCGAATACGACATTTGGGCGCAAATTGAGCCAAGAATTGTAGAGGCTTTTGGCAAAAAGATTGATGAGGCTATTTTCTTAGGAAAAGACAAGCCAGCAAGTTGGAGAGAGGGTTTAGTGCCATCAATTATTAATGCTGGTGCAAATATTACTCCAAGTGCAAACGATAACCTTTACACACAGATTTCAAAAGCTATGGCTAAGGTTGAAACAAGTGGTTTTAACCCAGATGGAATTTTGGGAAGCGTTGGTTTAAAGCAAGCATTCCGTGAGGGATTACTTGACACAACAGGTCAACCACTAGACAGCGGTAACGAAGTTGTAGCAATGAGAAGAATGTTTATGGCAAATGGTGCATGGGATAACACACTTGCAAAATTCATTGTTGGTGATTTCAAGCAAGGTGTATATGCAATTCGCCAAGACATAACATTCAAGCTACTTGACCAAACTGTATTGACAGACAGTAGCAACAACATTATTTTGAACCTTGCACAGCAAGATTGCGTAGCTCTTAGATGTGTGATGAGATTAGGTTGGGAAGTTCCTAATGCAATCAACTCAACTAACCCAGATGAGGAAACAAGATTCCCATTTGCATTAGTTGAGCCAGCAAGTGCGCCAAGCACAGTTAAAGTTACATTTACAGTAACAGACAGTTCTAGCAGTGCGGTAGCAGGTGCAAGAGTTGCTATGGGCGGACAAGTTAAGAAAACAAATTCTAGTGGTGTAGCAGAGTTTAAGACACTTGGGAATGCAGATTACTTCTATGAGGTAACAAAAGACGGAGTTGACCCAGTTATTGGTAAGACAACAGTTGCAAGTTCTAATGTGTCTGTTAGCGTAACGGATTTTCAATAGCCTCTGGTGCTGGAACGCTAACCGTTACATCAGTAGCAGGGGCGACAACTGGTAAAACAAAAATCACAGTAAGCCCAGCCAAGAGTGTATCAACAAATAAATATAAATACACAACAAGTGCGACAGCCATTACCACTTTACCAGACTTGGGTGATGATTTGAGTGCTTGGACTACTTGGAATGGGGTGAGCGACATAACAGCAACTAACGGATATTATATAGCGGTTGCTGAAACTGAGAGCGACTTTACATGTGAGAAAGTTGGAACAACGCAAATTGTTTCTAAACAAGCAGAACCAGAAACGCCATAAGGAGAATGAACTATGTTTGCGAATTTTGCATACTACAACGACACATTTGGCGGTAGTAAGATAAAAACAGAGGCAGAATACAAATATTTAGCCCAGCAAGGGGATAGATATATTATGCGATACACACAAGAGGTAAGTGCGGACACAAAAGATTGTGAGTGTGCGCTTGCTGAGTATTTGCAGAGTAACAACATAACAAGCGGAATATCAAGTGAAACGATACCGAGTGCGTATAGTGTTACATACAACACTAAGGATAAAGCAACTTTTATGAGCGAAATTAATGCAATATTGGAGTTGTATTTAGGTGATAAGTTTTCTGCTGTGGGCATAGTTAAACTTGTGGGCTAAGAAAGAGCAGGGCGAAAACCTTGCTTTTTGTTTTATGAGGTGAAAAATGGCAAATATAGGTGGAGCAATAAAATGGGTTATGGAAGACCACAGCCCAGAAGTATTAAAAGAACTTGAAAAAAAGAAAGAAGAAATCTTAATAGCGTTTGGGAATGAGTTGCAAAAGAGCATACAGCGTTTTATGATTGAAGACAGAGTTTACGATACAGGGCGTTTGTATAACAGTATATCTTATTGCACGCCAACAAAAGATGTTAGCAACTTACAAGCTATGAATACGCCAGACGATGCTATAACAGGTTTGCGAGAGAAAGACACAGTGTGTTATGGCTCGAATGTTCCATATGCAAGTTATGTGGAAAACGGAACTACTAAACAGCGAGCAAGACGGTATGTAAAGATTGGAACATGGCGAGCAGAGCCTAAATTGAAAGCAGTTATGGAAAAGATTTTAAAACTAGATTAAGGAGAAAAAAATGGCTTTTGACGATTATTGGAGAGATGTGCATTTTGTTGATAAAAGCAGACGACCAGACGGAACAGGTGGTTTTGAATATGTATATGTAATTGGCGATGTGTTTAGAGCAAGCGTTGTAAAGAGCGATGCGCAAGAACAAATTATTGCAGGCATACGAGAAGAGAAAGGTGTGCGATACACATTTTCTACTACAAAAAACATTCCACTTGATAAGAATGATATGGTGATGTTTGTAAATAATGATGGTGAGCAAGTGTTTTTGCGTTTAATAGAAGACATGACATACACGCCAGATAAAAGCGGACAGAGAGAATGGAAGTATGCGCAAGCAACAACATTTGAGCCAGATTTAAGGGTGGTTGAATAATATGGCATTAATTAGAAATTATGTAACAGCGATGTATGATTGGCTAAGCCAGTTTGCAACTACATTTAGACAGCCAGTATTAGACAGCATGTTTGATGACAACAACCCAAAGCCCAATGAATACATAACTTATTCCGCAGATGTAGGCAACTTTAATGAGGACTACATACAAGCGATTACAGTTTATTCAAAGTCTACTGGTTATGGAAATGTAATGAGCATTGTTGATGCAATAGAAAACGCTATTGGTGAAGATGGTGCAAAGATAGAAGAGGACTGGGGCTATATAACAGTTTACAAAGGCAGTCCGTTTTATCAAGACAAAGAAGATGAAGACAGCTCATATAGGGCTGGATATGTGAACTTGCTAGTGCGAGTTTGCCAAAATAATGTTTTAAAAAGTGAGGTATAGATATGTTAACAGGATTAAATGCTAACACAGCAACAAATTTACAATTAGGTGCAGGGGTGATTTTAAAAAGCAAATACACCACAGGCGACACTTTAACAGCAACAAACATTTTGACTGCTACAAATGGTGGAATTACATTTACTGCGGTTCCAGAGTTTTTTACTCCAACAGTTGACGGAATGTTTGACAACATCAAAGGGGCAGGCAAGGCAATTACAAGATGGACTGTAAATTTGAACTTTACAGCGGTTGAAACAGATGCAGAAGTGTTGTTAAAAGCATTAGGGTGTGCTGATGCAGATGCAAACGGAGTGATTACAGGCAGACACACAATAAGCGCAAATGACTATGCTGACTTATATGTATTGGCTGAAAAAGGCGACAACACAGTTATTCAAATTACAATTAAAAATGCGATGAATACAAATG